GTAGCGGAACGTGTTATCACACACCACACACACGTTGCTTGCGTTCACTGCGAATGGACTGGATTGGTCATGTGAGTTGATGAAGTTGAGGTAAGCCCTGAACTCGCGGCCCGCAGCCCTGAACTCTGGCAAGTCTGGGATGGAGACGGACACAAACACCCGTCCACGGTCACATACAGAGCCTACGCTCTGAATCTTGGCACCCTTAACAGACAGCAAGGCATCATGCACGATGTCTAGGAACTGCTTGTTAGTGATGAGGCTGTATGTCTGGTGATGGACAGGCTTGCCGATCATTATGGACTGGTCATCGGTGCAGACAACGCGGCACCATTCAGACAACTCACCATCCGGATCACGCATGGGACGCTTCTCAACATCCCATTGCGCAAGCCAGTTGTCATTGATTGGGATAGACTCGCGGACCTGCGTAAGCCCATGCCAGCCCATCGTTAAGCCTTCCTGACGATCATTGATTCCGATTTTGTGTGCCATATCTTTCTTCTTTCTGTTTTGTTTTGTTTGGTTTTACTGCTGCAAGAACTTGTTTACGTTGGAGAAGATGATGTCCTGAGTTATGAACTCGGTTTCATCTGATGTGTCCGTGCAATCGGGGACGATTCCATTGGCCACTAACTCGTCACAAATCCTAATTGCTAGGTCCCTGATGTCGTCTTCGCTGATGTTTGTTTGTTTAGTTTGCATTGTCAGTCAACGCTAATCTTGAAGTTGAGACGCTTCACTTCCTCACGCACAAGACCCTTGATGTCTAGGTCTTCCTTCACTTCGTCGATCAACGTAGTCATATCGACGTAGTCTTTCAGGTCAGCACGCCGCATATAGTCACTCACCTCATCAGCTACGGCGTCGTGTACGTCTATGTCCTCATTGACTCGTTCAGCGACATCCGAAACCAAGTCGTTTCGGTCAATCAAATCATTGATGTCCATTTCCAATACAACTTTCTGCACTCGTTCATTGAAGTCATCGACTGACTGACCCGACAGTTTGGAGTTGATGCGCGCTTCCAACTTGGTCCAGACGGCGTCTGCCAAGGAATTAACCATGCTTTCGATCAGTTCGGTGCTGTTCATTTTGTTTGTTTGTTTAGTTCTGCTCACGGGATGTGGGCATAAAGAAGCCCTCCGCAGAGGGCTTGATATGCTCGCATCAGGACATTGCGTATGCCTTGTACTCGAAAGAGATGACGCAAAATCCTGTCACGTCTGAAATTGCGTCAGCTATTTCCTCTTCTGCGTCTTCAGAGTTTTCCATATCTACTTCAAGCACTAGTTCATCAGGTAGATATGCGCCTTCATCGCGCAGATGTTCAACTGAAACATCATCTGTATCGTATTCAATTTCTGTAACTATGACACGTGCAGTTTTCATTTGTTTTGTTTATGTGTAGGTGTTGAATATCCACTTGGATATTGAGGCATCCGTCTCGGATGACACGCCCCAATCTGACCAGTCTTTCTTATTTGATCCAAACCTCTTAACTACAATCCCCATAGCTTCGGCATCGTCATTTGCCAAGACGACGCAAACCTGACGGCGATTGTCCACATATCTGTCCATTATGTATGCTTTCATTTGTTTTTCTTCTCCATGATTCCACCAAGTTTACCGACAGGACCAATGCAAACACCGTGTGCGTTCGGCGCTTCTTTCCCACCCCAACACACGTAGCCAAAGCCATCGACGTGTGCGTCAGGATCATTGAAGACAACGTATGCGCCGCACGTATCAGTCTTCTTCGCTCCATTTTTGTGTGCTGAATACGCGGCTTCACTCAGCGTTTCACCGCGACCCCATGACCCTCTCAATCCATCTCTCGTTGCACAGACGATGAATCGTATTTCTTTTATGTGTTCTTTCATTTGTTTAGTTGTTTGCTAACTTTCTGCCAGTATTTCTCTGTCTGCGGTTTGGACGGACCAGAAGGCCCGCCATTCCAAATCTTTGCCCTCACTTCATCACTCACCGGCACTCCATACTTCTTGCCGTAGTGCGACGTGTAAATCTTGAACATCTCCTCACTTTTCGTGAGGCTTTTCCTGTCTTCGTTTGTGTAAGACGTGCCAGCGATGCGGTTGACATCGCGCACGGTGATTTCCCATATTTGAGCAGGTCCAACAGCGCGTCCCTTGTCACCTATGGCATTTACGTTGCCGCCAGACTCGACGGCAACGATTGCGAGGAATAGAGCGGTGAGGTTCATTGAACCGCAGTTTCAACCGGCCTGTACCGCCAAACGTCACTCTTATGCACCACTTGATGGTAGAGCTTGAACTTTGCCTTGGAATTGAGCGCATAGGCCCAATCTGCGGCATCTCCCATCGTTTGATAGCCACCGTGGACACGGTTGAACACTCGGTCAATGACTAGGTAGTTGTGTTTCATTTGTTTATCTTTCTATTTGTTTACTTCTTCAGGCTGGCAACGAGCGCGGCAACGTCAACCCCGTACTTGTCGCTGAGCATCTTAAGGGCATCGGTTTCGGTTAGCTTCTTGGCAATTTCGCCAACCTCACGCCGAGCGAAGCGTTGCGCGGTTTCGTACTTGAGCGTTCCGCCGTTGCCCTTGCTGTCTGCGCCGACGCGAGTGATGAAGATTCGACCTTCAACGAGTCCCTGCGCGACTGCGCTGTTCATTTCACAAGAAGCGCGCTGGAGATAATTCCAATGCGCACGCTTCAACGCTGCGCCCTTCAATCCGTTCCCTTCCGCCGTGAGCGAAAAGGATTTGCGCGACATTGGAGCCCAAGACGCCGAGCCGTTTTTAGACTCACGTGCAACGAGGCTGCTGTTCACGTTTTCAACGATGCTGATTGCGGACATGGCTTTTTCTTTCTTTTCTGTTTTGTACTTTTAGCCGTGGCGAGATGCTACGTTTCACCCTTGCGCGACGATGACGCAAGTACTTGCAAGGGAACAGACACTCGCGACATTATCGCAAGCCCTTCGCGCATACACTTGAAGGTTGTCTGCTGTTCTGTTGGATTCTGATTGCGTTGTCACCTAGGTCGAATCCTCGCCTAGCTCGCGCCCCTTGGCCATCCTCGCGTATTAGGGAACCACCTTGCAGTCGCTCGCCACTTACTCACACTCGCGTGTGGTGGGTTGTCGCGCTGCCACTACGTGTGCCCCCATCCCCACCGTCGCCAATCCTCGCGCCAATGCGCTAGGCGTCACCCGATGGTACAACGTGGTGAGTGGGTACTAACTCTGCTGCAAGTGGCATCTATGGCTCCACTTCCGAGACTTACAAAGTTGACCCGTGTCAACCCGCTTGCAAGCCGCGACCGGCTGCTGCGCTCGCCTTCCCCACTCGGACCCTCGCGGGTCCTGCTCGACTTTGAAAGATCAACCTGACGCCGCACACCTTAGCACGTCTTGCGAAAAAGTATAGAACTACTTTCAGACACTCGCGCAAGTGTCGCCTTTGCAACGTGTTAAGACACGTTTTCGTTGAACGTATCCATTGAACCAGTACACGAAACACGCTCGCAACGTGTACACGTGAACACTACTCCAAGGCGCGCAATGTTCCACGTGGAACACTCCAAGGAAACGAACGAACCCTCGCCGAAAGAATCGCCTAGGAGCCAACCGTCACGCGAACACTCGCACGAACCCATTCCCCAACGCGCCCACGCTCACGCGCGCCCGCGACACCGCACGCACGCCTACGCGCGACACCGCGCACGCGCCCGCGCGCGTTACCGCGCACGTACGCGCACACGCCTGCGCGAATACGGGCGCACGCGCACGCGCACACCCGCGCCCGCGCACAGGGGGGGGGAGGGGATCACAAGCGGCGACGGGGCTGTAGCATTCGATTGATCCACACGCCACTTAAAAAAAATACCCAAGTGTGACTGGAACTCCTGTTATAGGGAGTTGAATTTGAAACTTGTCAAGCATAAAAGCGACAAATGCTTGATTTATTTTTATAAAAGTTCTTAAAAGGGCCGATGAGATTGAAAGACCCTCTGGCTATGAGTGTGGCTGCGGCTGCGGATAAAGGGAGGAACTTCTTAGAAAGACGTGACCCTGCTATGGCTGCGCGTGTGTTGGAGATGCTGGCTGATGGGAATAGTTATAGGGAGATTAAAAAGGAGACCAGTTTGGATTGGGAGACGATTAGCAGGCTGAAGGCTAGACATTCAATGGTTCTTGAGGAGCGTAGGAAGCAATTGGCGCAGGATGCTTTGGATGTGGCTGAGGGATTGAGGCTTCTTCAGAAGGAGAAGATGCGGATGTTGGCGGAGGACCCTGAGCAATTGGCGCGCACTAACATCAGGGATTTGGCCATTCCGTGGGGTATAGCTAATGACAAGTTCATGGCGGCAATGGGAGAGAACAAGGTGACCATTGAGCACAAGACGGCAGCGCCAAGTTTAGAAGATGCCATGAAAGCGATTGAGGAGGCTAGAGCAAAGCTAAAGGCTAGTTCAATGGAAGTTATTACAAAGGACGTAACTCCGTGAGTTTGGTCTGGGAGAGGCATGAGGTTCTTAAACCTCCTACGGATGCGGAGTTGGCTTCCATGTCCCCGGAGGACGTGCTGAAGCTCCATGAGGTGTTCCATTCGGCAATTGCCAATAGTAAACGTGATCCTTATAGGTATGGTTGGAAGCTCCCTCATTGGAAGGATGCGGAGGAGCTATTGTCTACACATTCAGAACTTCTTGTAAGTGGTGGCAATAGGTCTGGCAAAACAAGCTGGGCGGCTCACGCCGTGGTAAAGGCTGCGGTTGAGAACCCACAGTCTGTCATCATGTGCTTTGCCCAGAATGCGGATGTGTCTATCCGTCAACAGCAGAGTGCGGTTTACGACGCCCTGCCAGAGGAGTACAGGGTGAAGGTCTTGGGGACGGAAGAGAACGTGTCGTATACTAGGAAGAACGGCTTTAGTAAGTCTAGTCTGATTCTTCCCAACAGCAAAAGCTCAATAATCTTCAAGACCTATGCTCAATATCTCAACAACGATACTATTCTTGAAGGTGCTGAGTTGGGCTGCCGTGATCCTAAGTGGATCAATATTGGTACTTGGTGTGACGAATACCTCGTTGGACCGGAACTTCTTGCCACTCTACGTTTCCGGTTGGCTACTCGGAATAGCAAGCTCGTTGTTACTTTTACACCTATTGACGGGTACACCGAGGTCGTGCGAGACTATGTGCAGGGAGCCCAAACCCTGCGTTCCAAGGAAGCCGAGTTGCTCGCAGGAAAAAGTGTGCCCTACCTACAAACATCCCGAAACCGAGATGCGGGCATTATCTACTTCCACAGTAGGGACAATCCCTTCGGTGGTTACGAGCGTATCGCCAAAGACCTCGCTGGTAGACCAGAGCCTGAAATCCTAACCCGTGCCTACGGGATAGCTACCAAGTCTGTCAGTACGAAGTTCCCCAACTTCTCGCGGGAGGTTAATGTAGTTCCGCATGAGAAGATAGATTTGAAGGGGAAAACCAAGTACATGATCTTGGACCCTGCTGGTCGCAAGAATTGGTTCATGGCTTGGGTGGCTATTGACGAGTCAGAGACTTGGTACGTCTATCGTGAATGGCCTGACGTTAATGTGGGGGATTGGGCCAGATGGCATGGAGGTAAGTGGATTGGTGGGGAAGGCTCTAAAGGTCTGGGCTATGGAATAAAAGACTACGTCGAATTAATTACCAGCATGGAGTCTGAAACCAAAGACACCATCTTTGAGCGTTTGATTGACCCCCGTCTAGGCGCGGCCAAATACCAGACACAAGACGGCGCATCGTCGATTATAGAAGACTTAG